CGCTAAGCAATCCAATTGCTGTTCTTGGACCAAGAAACAGTAGTGTTATTGCTCTTCCTAGCACTATAAATGCTATGATAGTAGCATATGTAAAAAAACCTGATAAACCTGAATTTGGTTATATTGTAGTAAACAAAAAACCAGTTTATGATGACAGTAGATCTACACACTTTGAGTTTCATGACTCTGAGTTTCCCGAGTTAGTTTATAGAATATTAAGCTACGCAGGTATAAATTTAAAAAGAGCAGATATAGAACAAGCTGGTCAAGTAGGCCAAGCAAAACAAATACAACAAGAAAAAATATAATAAATGGGTTTATTAGATAATACTACACAAGCTGAATATTATGGTGGAGAAAATTTTGGAAATTATCAATTTACATCTTTAAATTTAATAATAAAGCAATTTATGATTGCTTATGTTGGTGAAAATAAAATAATATCAAAACTTAGAAGAAGTGATGTTCAATTTCACGCTATGAGAGCAATGCAAGAGCTTTCTTTTGACGTGTTTAAATCTCACAAATCTTTTGAGTTTAATCTTAGTGAAACATTATTAATGCCATTACCTCAAGACTACATTAATTACACTAAAGTTAGTTATGTTGATAATCAAGGTATAAAACATCCTATATACCCAACTCTTAGTAACACGTCAAGTCCAACTAGTTTTCACCAAGATGATAGTGGTAATTTTATTTTTTACAATAGAGGAAATTTACAAAAATCTGGTAATTTATTAACTAATGGTGATTTTGAAGGAACAGAATATGCTATTAGTAATTTTGCTTTAAATATAGATCCTATAACATCAGCTACTAACACAAATCCTATAAACGTAAACAATGTTTTTGCTAATCCAGGATTAACTGGTACAGGCGGTGATGGTGAGTTTTCTGAAGGTTTCTTTTTTAATAAAAACAAAATACAAGGTTATAATCTTCCTATAGATCAAGGGTTTATTGTATCTGGTTTGCCTATTAAAGAAGATGAAAAATATATATTAAAATATACTGTTACTAATTATACTAAAGGTACTTACCAATGGGTACTTTCTAACGATAAAGAAGTAACACAATTTGTAACTACACCTTCAATATCAGCTAATGGAACTTATACTCACGAAATAGATTTATCTACAGGCACATCTACTAATACAACTATAAATCGAAGCTCTTTAGGATTTAAACAAATTGATACTACAGATGGTGTTGGTGGCTTATATATAGAAATAGACGATGTATCTTTAGTTAGAGTTGGTTCTGAAGAAGAATCTCAAACTTGGTCTAAATATAAATCTAATAAGCCGTCAGAAAATACCATCAACGATTATCAAGATTATGAAAATAATATATATTGGCCTAATGAAGGCGAAAGATATGGTTTAGATCCACAACATGCTCAAGTAAATGGATCTTATTATATAAATCAAACTTCTGGCATGATACATTTTAGTTCAAACTTATCAGGTCAAATTATAGTTTTAGATTATTTAAGTGACGGTTTAGGTACAGACGAAGAAATGCAAGTACATAAATTTGCTGAAGAAGCTGTTTATAAGTATATAGCTTATGCTGTTTTATCTACAAAGTCTAATATACCAGAGTATATAGTTAGAAGATATAAAAAAGAAAAGTTTGCTGAAATTAGAAAAGCAAAATTAAGATTATCTAATATTAAATTAGAAGAAATTACGCAGATATTTAGAGGTAAATCAAAACAAATTAAACACTAATTAAATGCCAGAAATTAAGCATAATTTTACCGGTGGTAAAATGAACAAAGATCTTGATGAAAGACTTGTTCAAAATGGAGAATATAGAGATGCTTTGAATATACAGGTATCAACATCAGAAGACTCTGAAGTTGGTACTATTCAAAATATTTTAGGTAATGTAGGTGCTTGTAACTTTTCCGCTACAAACCCAAATCCAATACCGTTAGGATCAAAAACAGTTGGCTCTATTTCTGACGAAAAAAACGATACTCTATACTGGATGGTAGCTGGTCCTTCAATAGATATACAAGACGCTAATTTTTGTGCAGATGTAGCTGCCGGTTTGCAAACACCTTATTCTTTTAAAGATTTAATTATGAAAAAACAAGGTCACGAAGGAGGTGGTTGTAGACCTGTTTTTGTAGATAAACATACAGTTATATTATCTAATACAGTAGGTGCTAATTTCGGTTTTGTTAACAATGGAAATGAGAAAGTTTTAAGTATAGATAACTCTATATTTTTAGATGAAATATCAGTCGGCATGACTGTTCAAGGTTTAAATTCAGGTTGTGTTTTAGCTGGTAGTGAAGATCCACCAACAATAACTGCTATTGGTAATTTAACTTCTTTTACTTCAGTTTTTACTCCAGAAATAATTACTTCTACAAATGAAAATATAGTATCTTTTAATAATACTTTTATTGAAGCTGTTCCACCTGAACAAGGAACTGGCCCGGTCGTACCTGGTTCTTTATTTATTCCACATAGTCAAATAGCTCTTTATAGTGACTTTCCAGAAGTTGGAGATACCATTATTGTTGAAGCTAGCAATGGATGCGGTACTATTTTTGAAGGTCAAATAGGTGGTCTTCCAAATGGAGGTGTACCAATTACCTTAAATGCTAATACTCCTCCTAACACTTTAGGAATGGAGGTTGGTTTATTTTTAGAAATACATCCAACTAATAACGACCTTAACTCTCCATATTATGGTAATACATTTTTATGTAATGGAGCTCCGATTGCTCCTGGAATTGCTACTAGTATAAATGATCCTATTTCCACTAATGGTAATTTTATGTTTGCCCGTGTGCCTTGGACTGGAACAGGTCCTGATCAAGGGTATGTAACAAAAATAGGACTTGCAGTAACTAGTACAAGCGCAACTAATGTTATAAATTTACCACCTACATCATCTTTTTTAGATGATATATATGAACTATTTTTTCCTGGTGGAAACTTTGATCCAAGCGCTGGTCAAATAGTTTTTGAGCCTGATGCTTTAAATTATACGTCATCAATAGGATTAATACAAGGGCCTAGTGATCAATGTTGTATATTACCAAACTCTTCTGCAACACAAATAACATCTACTTTTTCAATAGTTGATTGTGCAGACATGGCCACTCCATGTGCACCAGAATCAACACCTTCATCTAATACAACTTTTACAGCTACTTTTTCAACACCACCATCAACTTCGCCTCCTTTAGGTGCTTCAGTTATATCTTTAGATTCACCTTTAGATTTAACTATAGGTTTTGAATATTTAGTTTTCAAACGTAAAAGAGTATTAAACTATCATAAAGATAAACTTATTACAGGTATAAATATCGTAGATGATATGCTGTATTGGGTTGATGGTGTAGAACATGCTTCTTTAAATTTATCAAAAGGTGGTACAGAGCCTAAAAAAATAAATATATCACGTAGTGTACAAGGTACAAATTTAAATGGTAAAAAACATACTCAGCTTGTAAATAAATATTTAGGCCCAGGTATAGATGGTAACGGAAGACAAAATATTCCTGTATTAGAAGAACATGTTGCTGTTATACGTAAATCTCCTAAAGAAAAGCCAACAATTACAGTAAACAGTGGAAGAAATGAATTTGATACACTAACTGGTGTAACTCAAATAGGTTTTGATAATTTAAGTCCTGTAAGAGAAACTTTATTACTACCTGTAACTGGTAATGACTTTCCTCATAACTTTAGTGGGATCTCTGTTGGTGATACTATAAGAGTTATAATAGAAACAGATATTAATAATAACACTGAGTTTGAACTTGATTGGCCTATACAATCAGGTAATTTAGAAGTTGTATTAAAAGAATTTGATGATGATGGTAATCCTCCAATAATACCTATTGAAAGTGCTTATAGAATAAAAGGTACAGTTACTGATTGGGATCGTAACTCTTTAATAGGTGATAGCAACGCAGTTGGATATGCTCCTTTTGGACCTATTGATCCAGCTGGAAACTGGGCAAACGGTGTTGCTATGGTTCAAATAAAAGTTACGTCTGTAGTTGGTTTTCCTCCTTTGCCAACAGGTACTGCTACAAAGCTTAAATACGCAATAGATATATTTGAAAATAATGAAAAGTTATTTGAATTTAAGTTTCCTAGATTTTCATATAGATATAAATATGAAGATGGAGAAACATCTACTTTTGCCCCTTGGTCAGAAATAGCTTTTTTACCTGGAGCTTTTGATTATCATCCTAATAAAGGTTATAATTTAGGTATGACAAACAGGATGACATCTGTTGTTATAGAAGGTTTTACTAACAATATACCTAAAGATGTTGTTGCTGTAGATATTTTATATAAAGAAGAAGGTAATCCTAATTGTTTTGTTATAGATACTTTAAAGCCAAATGATCCAGTAACACAAAGTGAAGGATTTAATCCTTGGCATAGTGGTAATAACGGTTACTACGAAATAAAAAGAGAGACTATAAAATCTATTTTACCAGAAAACCAATTACTACGTGCTTATGATAATGTTCCTAGAAAAGCTTTAGCTCAAGAGGTTACAGGTAATAGAATTGTTTATGGTAATTATATTCAAAACTTTAATTTAAAAAGCTTTGATAGTATTCACGAGTATGTTCCAGATTTTAGAGTTAGTTTATCTACATATTTACTACCTGAAGGTGGCCAACCTTTTCATAAAAAATCTATTAAATCATTAAGAGAGTATCAGCTTGGAGTTATATTTACAGATGAATATGGTAGAGAAACACCTGTTTTATCTAGACGTGGAGCTAGTGTTAACTTACCGAAAGAAAATGCAGCTACAAATAACAGATTACAATTAGCTTTTAATAATGCAGAAACTCCAGAAGGTATGGAGTATTTTAAGTTTTATATAAAAGAAACTTCTGGCCAGTATTACAATGTAGCTATGGATCGTTTTTATAGTGCTGAAGATGGTAATATATGGTTAGCGTTTCCTTCTACAGATGTAAACAAAGTAGATATAGATTCTTTCTTGATACTTAAAAAAGGTATTGACTCTAACGAGCTTGTTACTAATCCTGCTAGATATAAAGTTATAGCGATAGAAAATGAAGCGCCAGATTTTGTAAAAACATCTGTTTTAACTATTGGAACATTTGACCATAAGCCAAGTGATGGTAAACCTATATTTGGTGATGATAACTTTGATGCTTCTAGCAGTAATATAAGCCCTCAAGCTTCTCCACTAGAAAAAGCGCCTGTAGTTGGTACTAGTACTTTTCACACTTTATATAGCCCTTTTAACGATACTTCTGCTAACAAATTACAATCAATTACTCCATCAGACGGTACTCTTTATGTTGAATTTGAATACAATCAAACAGTAACAAATAGATATAAAATAGTAAGTGTTACTGCTGATAACGACCAGGTTGGTTTGGCTTCTAAATATTTCTTTAAAATAGATGGTACTTTTGGTAGTGATGTTAATATCATATGTGATGATCCTGACGGGTTAAATGCTACAGAAATAAAAGAGAATGTTAAGATGAGGTTGTTTAAATATGTAGTCGAAAACAAACCTCAATTTGATGGTAGATTTTTTGTTAAAATATACAACGATCTTGTTTTTGAAGAATACATAAGCAACGTTTTTCAAACAGATATTAATTATAGGGTAGTAACTGAACAAAAAATATTTTCGCTAGAAAACGAAACTATCATGAACACTACACATGCTTTTGCTGTAGTTAGTCCACAAGGTGTTAATAAAGTAACTGGTAATACTAGCGCTTATCCATTAACTGGTGGTTTTGGAAACTATCAGCAAGGTGGACCTAAAGAGCATATTGCAAGATCTGCTTATTTTGGAGAGCATTTTTGGTATAGAGATGCTTCAAATCCAATTAATGGTGAATCTGGAAATTATGTTGATGTTAGGTTTAAGTTTCCAAAAAGAGATTTAAGTGAAGACTTTGGTAATCCTCCATCGCCTCAATACATCAGTGGAGTTGAAACAGATGTTTGGTTTATAGACAATGGTAACCATAATTTAAAAAGAGTAGGTAACGATGCTGTATGGTATGCTAGACCAGAGAACATGGATAACTTTAATTATCCTCCGTTCTCAAGTACTGGAATTAATGCTGTTGGAGGAGGTATTTCTTATACAACTACTGCAGATACCAAGTCTCGTATTGATTTAGCTCTAGGTGGTATTGCTGGTGAAAAGATGAATGAAGGATGTCATAGGTATCACTGTGGTTGTCCTACTTGTTGGGACACTTCTGCTGGTTATTCTAACACTGCGTATAATCCAAGTTCTAATTGGACAGCAGATGGTCTTATAGCAGATAATGCTAGCTTAAGCAATATAAATAATTTTTATCAAGTTGGTGAAGATGGAGGAAACGAAAGTTATGATGACGAGCAAACTAAAAGTGTTGTTAGTAGTATAACTTCTGGTAGTAGATTTAAATGGAAAGAAGATCCTACTCAAACAATTTATACTTTTACAGAACAAGTTACATTTCAAAGACTAGCTCAATGGTCTAGACAAGCTGAATTTAGTAATAAAAACGAAGGTGCAAGCCCATTTATGTTTTCAAGTCCTGCTAATTTTCACAAAACATTTAGACATTTTCTAGAACCAGCAATGAACGGTTGGAATCCTATAGGTACTTATGGTCAACCAATAAATAATGGTGTAAAAATTGGTCTTAAAAAACAAGATATTAGTGTAAATACAACTAGTGGCTCTTCTACTATTTCTTTTGTTGCAGCTATACCTGAAGATTTAATTATTGGTATGAAAGTTACAGGTGTTAATGGTTCTAGTACTGTTATTCCTGCAAACACACTCATACAAAATATAGATAGACAAAACAATGAAATAGTTATTACTAATGATGCTTTATCTACTAACACTCCTATTACTTTAGAATTTGGTTTTCCTATTAGAGTTATAGCTGGTTCTAATCTTAGTTTACCAAATCCTACGTTAAGAGTAGATTCTAAGTTTGGATTATGTTCTAACAACAATGAAAAGTTTGACATAGCTCAAAATCAGATGGCTTTAGTTACTCATAGTAATACTGGCTCAGTTCCAAACAATTATTTGTTAGTTAAAGACGTTATACAAAATGGTCCTAATGATTACAGTATAGAATTTACTGGTTATACAGAAGTTTTAACATCTGCAGACTTAAGCTTTACGCCAACAACTGGAAGGAGAGTTAGTTTTGAACAAGTAACTATGAATAGTGCTAGTCCTTATACTACTGTT